AGAGTTAACAGATTACAGTAGCTTAGTAACTTTTGTAAAAGAATTTAATAAAAAAATTGGTGGTCAAACTAACTTCCCTAGACTAAGAGACATATTCTTTGGTTTAGGTGCCTTTGGTGCTGGTATTGACCCTGTTAGTGCAGCAGGTGTAGGAGCCCTAACTTCTGCTTTTGCAAGGTCTGACTTAAAAAATAAACTCATGGTCTTAACTGATATTGAAAGAAGTAATATCAAAGTAGGACAAAAAATTAGTAGTTCTATAAACAAGTTTTTTAAAGGTAGAAAGTTTGACAAACTACCTGCTCTATCAGCTACCCTTTTGACTGGTAATCCACTAGCTAGAAAAACAGACGGTGATTTAGTTGTTGGTAGACCAAAAAATGAAAGAGAAGCCATAAAAAACATGGCAGACAATATGGATAGAATAAAAGACAATCCACTTCTTATGAATAAATTATTAATGGATGCTAATTTACAGTCTAGTGCTCCTCAAACATATCAACAACTTAGACAGGTTGCTGGGAGAGCTTTTTTATTTTTAGACTCTAAACTTCCTAGAAAAACACAAATGGTTAATCCTTTTATTAAAAAATCATACCCTACGTCTGATCAAGAGATTTATAAGTTTAAAAAATACGTACAAGCTGTACAAAACCCGATGTCTGTTTTAAAGGACTTAAATGGTGGAGTTTTAAGTAGAGAGGGTATTGAAGCTGTAAGGTATGTTTACCCAACCTTATATTCTGAAATGCAGTCTAAAGTCTATGAAGGTCTAGAAAAGGCTGGAGGTCAGACTACTTATAAACAAAGACTACAATTAGGCATACTTATGGATCTACCAACAGACTTATCATTAGAGCCACAGTCTATAGCAGGGCTACAATCATTCTATAGAGAGGCTCAAGTATCTCAAGGCGGAGGCACTATAACTGCTGCCGCAGCGAAGCAAATGGACCTAGCAGAATCCCAAGCTACTGAACTAGAAAAAGTGAGTAATCGTAAAGATTTAGGTAGATCATAATATAATATAAATACAAGGGTAGAAACTAGAGACTACAATCTCGTACTCATAAGGAGTTTTAGATGGGAAGAAAAAATCTTATTTTAACCCATAATATGCTAAATGCTATTGACCTAGACACAAGTGCAAATAGTTCAGCTACATTTACAACTACAATAGATCAATTATCAATAAACATTGTTTGGTCAGGTTCTACAGGAACTAACACAGGTGCCATAGTGGTACAAGGTACCAATAAAGATCCAGAAGCTGCGGATTTTGTAGCAGCAGATTACTTTGATTTAGAACTTTCAGGTGGGGCTATAAATCTTACAGGAGCCTCAGGTGAACATATAGTTATCTTTGATAAGACACCATTTAGAGCCATAAGGCTTGTTTATACTAACTCTACACATGCAGCAGGTACGGTTAGTGCCATAATGTCTGCTAAGACCCTAGGAGCCTAAGATGTCACAATTCGTATTTCCTCCTCTTACGGCTAACCTTAACTCTGAAGCTAGTAATGGTGGTTCTCTACCAAGCTCGGTCTTAGTTGTAGCAGGTTATGATGGTGCTAATGTTAGAGCCATAAAGACAGATTCAACAGGTGAAATAGCCGTAGATGTTTCAAGTATTGGTACAGTTACGGTAACTGGTACAGTCGCAGTATCCGCTATAGCAGGAGCACTTCCGGCAGGTACCAATAATATTGGTGATGTGGATATAGCATCTGCCCTGCCAGCAGGTACTAATAATATCGGGGATGTAGACATTGCCTCTGCCCTTCCTGCTGGTACAAATTCAATTGGTACAGTTATACTAGGAGCTGGTACAGCTGCAATAGGTAAATTAGTAGCAAATGATGGCGTTGACATTGGAGACGTTGATGTAACTAGTATTGTTCCTGGTACAGGAGCTACCAACCTAGGTAAAGCCATCCAAAGTGCTCAAGGAACTACAGATACAGGTGTTCCTGCTCTTGTAGTTAGAAATGATACCTTAGCAGACTTATCTGGAGCCGATGGAGATTATGCTCCACTACAGGTAAATGCTTCAGGTGCTCTTTATACTGAAGTAAAAACTTCTGCTCTACCTTCAGGTGCAGCTACGGAAGCTAAACAAGATGTTATAGAAACTACTCTTAACTCAATAGAAGGGGATACAAGTTCACTAGCTGGAGCCGTAAGTGGTACAGAAGTACAAGTAGATGTTGTAGCTTCATTACCAGCAGGTACAAATAACATAGGTGATGTTGATATTGCTTCTGCACTTCCAGCAGGTACGAACTCTATTGGTACAGTCATACTTGGAGCAGGAACAGCCGCAATTGGTAAACTAAGTGCAAACTCTGGAGTTGATATTGGTGATGTAGATGTTACGTCCCTACCAGCGTTACCAGCAGGTTCAAACACGATTGGTAAAGTAGATGTAAACGCCATAGCTCCTGTAGACTTTTTAGACTCAGGACTAGTAGATACAAGTACAGCTAACATTGCATCAACTGGAACTACAGTGGTTTCAAGTCTTGCAGCAGCTTGTACAGAAATAGAAATACAAGAAGACATAGGTGAGTTTATGTCTCTTAGAGTTGGTGGAACTGTCAAAGCCTTTTTACCCCTAGGTGGTGGTAGAGTTAAGGTCAGTTTAGCAGCTACAGACGCAGTACAATTATTTAGCGAAACTGGAACGGCAATATCAAGTGGTAAGATTGCCATAAATTTTCTAGGTTAATAACCTACTAGTCAGGAGACTACGATGCCAGCAGCGATTTTTAACGGACAATTTGTAAAAGTCCTTAAAGATGAAATAAAGTCCAAGTCAGGTGGGCTTTTTGATAAAGTTTTTACAAGTGCTAAATCTACAGACTTTACAGCAGAAGTAGGATTTACATACTTAATTAATACTGGAACAGCCGTAACTGTTACTTTACCTGCTGCCTCTGCTAACGCAGCTATAGTATTTAAAGACTCTACAGGTGGGGCAGGTTCAAATACAATAACTATAAACAGAGCAGGAACAGCTACAATAGATGGAGCCACAAGTCAGACCATAGTATCTAACTTTGGTTCATTAAAACTAATATGTGATGGAACAAACTGGTTTATAACATAATTACAATAATATAACCCCTACTTTATTAGCTCCGGCTTTTAAACTTTATTTAGGGAGTGGAGAACAAAATGTCTTACATAGGAAAAAACCCAGAGGTTGATAGCGTCAAACTCAAAGGCTCTGCTACTCAAGCCTCTGGCACGGAAGAAGGTCAGCTTTATTATAACACTGGTACAGGCTCTATATCAAAAGGGTTGAAAGTTTTTAAAAACTCTCAATTTGTTGCTATTGATAAGCAGTTAGGTGATGCAGATACTTTTCACTTACTAAAAGCTGCTGATATTTCAACTGCTGAGTGGGATGCTGCTAGAAACTCTACCAGTACAAGTTTTCTAAATCAAAACGCTGTACCTTTTGAAACTACTACAGCCTCAGGAGTAGCAGGTACTTTTAGTAACTCCAGTACAGGTGATGCCCTTCTGACAGACGAAAGTGCTGACCTTGTATTTGCTTACAAAAGTTCAGGTACAAGTGATGATGCTCAAGAATATTTTGGTATTCCACTTACAGTTCCAAAAGCCTTCAGAGGTGGAAACGTAGTTTTAACTTTTGAATATAGAACAGGGTTTGGAACTGGAACAACTGCTACAGTAAATGGAGACTTTGAAGTAGCTGTTCTGGATAAGTCTAGTGGAAATGGTGGTCAAACAACTTCTACTAACAGTACAACAGACATAACAGCAGGTTCAGCTATAACGGTAGCATCTAAAACAGGTCTAGCTGTAGGACAACGAATAAGACTAGAAGCTGGTAGTCAATCATCAATTGGACATCCCGATGCTACAGTAGTAGAAGCTTTTATTACTTCTGTGTCAAGTACAGCTAATGAAATTACAATATCCGAAGACTGGGACACTCCTCATGCCTCAGGAGCAGTAGTTGTTTCCGGTTGGTTAACCGACATAGTCCCAGGACAACTAAAGGCAGCTGATAGTCAGACTAATAAACAAGGTAAGAAATTTAGTATTCAGTTTAAAACAGAAGACGATACTTCTGATATAGTTTTATTCTTTCAAAATAAAAACACTTCTAGTACAATCAGTAGACATTTATTTGTAGATAACATATTACTTTCTGCGAATAAATTTTTACAAGCTAGTAGTAGGACTAAAAGTGCAGACTACAACGTAGCACAGATAACAAGTGCTATGAGTGACATTCAAGGAGGAGTAGCTTTTAACCTTAGTACAGCTAGTATCTCAGAAGGTAGTGGTTTTAGTGACATTATTCAAGTTTCAACTGGGGGAACTGGTACAGGTATTTATACAAAATTTGAAGCTTTGGTAGACTGTGTTGTAAATGCGTCTTGTACTTTAGTAGATAATGCTTCAAGTTCAGCAGCAGCCATAGTTAAAGGTGCTGTAGGAAATCAACCTTTAGTAATGGGGTCTGGACCTGTAGATAACTCACATAAACTAGGAGCATCGTGTGGTATTGTTTTAAAAAAGGGTGAAGAGTTTCACTTTGAAATGAGAACCTCTAATGAAGGATTAGACCCTGGAGACCCTGGGGCAATGTTTAGTGGAACCACTGCTTGTTATGCTCAAATTGTTGCAACTCCAGAAGTTGCAGACACAATAATTTTGGAAAGTCAGGAAGAGATTTTTACCGATTATGTGGACTATACTCCAACTATCACAGGACATGGAACAGTAACGAACCTCACTGCTCAATATAGAAGAGTTGGGACAAACATAGAATTTTTTGGTTCTTATACTACAGGAACAGTCAGTACCGACCTTGTCTCAATAACCTTACCGCCTGGGCTTAATATTTCAACAAGTGTAGCAGCTATTTCGGCTGGTCCACAGCTTGGTCGTTTTACTAGTAACGAAACAATACTTAACTCTAGGTATTTATATTTTCAACCTGGGGAGACAGATAAAGTTTATATTACTGAACAATCAGCAGCTAGAGCACCCACTACTAGGCTGCAAGGTAGTCAAGCCTCTACTTCTACTACTATATGTGATTTTTGGGGTTCTATACCAATTCAAGGATATAACACAAATTTTAATCCATTGTTGTCTATGCCCTTGCAAGATTTTTCTAGTTTAGAAAACACTTTTAGTGCAAGACTTACTAACAATGGTTCTACCTCTACCATTACTAGTCAGTCCGGTAATTTTATTGCAAGCGTTTCTAGGACGGGTTCTAATGGTGGAATAAGTGTAACATTTACTCCTGGTTTTTTTAGTGAAATACCTTCAGTTGTAGTTACTTGTGATGGTGCCACTGGAAATAAGTTTGCATCTGTTTCTGCTATTAGTACTTCAGGTTGTACTATAAATGCCGACGAAGATGGAGGCTCAAACCCTAATCAAAACATGAACCTAACGGTTACACGCCAAGGCGGTGACTTTAGACAAGCTCCTCAAGCTACCGCTGCGGTTATAAAACCAGCCGTCTGTGAATTTAGTATGCAGCTTTCCTCTAACACCTCTGGAGGAGATTCTACAGCAGGAGCTTGGAATCAATTAAAACCTAACACATTTAAGGGAGAGACTTGGTTTGTATCTGGATTTAATGGAACTACAGGAGTAGGTGGAACTAATACGGATTTTGATTTAGACCCTGGAACTTATAGCCTTGAGTGTACTAGTCAGGCTTATTCGGCTGGAACTGCCATGCTTAAGTTAATTTCTGGAACAACTGTATTTGCCTATGGACAAACTCAGTTTACTAACAGCACCACAGGTGATGCAGCAAATACAAGTTTATTTACAACTTTTACAATAACGGCAAAGACTACGTTTACTATTAAAATGCACACCTCTGCTTCCCAAGCTCCTAATGGTCTAGGTCATGCTGCTGGGATATCAGGTGTACCTGAAACATACTTAGCTGGTTTTATTCATAAACTTAAATAGGAGATTATAATGAAAGATGAAGAATTAAAAGAGTCAAAGTTATTGCTTGAGGTAGAAATTAAAAATCTCCAAAAGTTTGTTGACCCTGCTAAAAAAATTATTGAAGAACTTGAACTCAAAGAGGAGTTAAGTGAAGAAGAGAAAAAGAAACTAGAGGATTCTAAGTCTGAAGTTCTATTACTTGAAAAAGAGATAAAAGAAAGAGAGGACAAAGTCAAGGACATAGATAAAGAACTAAAACATAGAGAAGAAATCAGGCTACAAATAGATAATGCTCTAAAAGACTTCGTAATAGATGAGGATGTAAAAGAATCTCACATACTTCATGAGTTAAAGTTTTGTGACCACATTGAAATTAAAGAAGAACTAGTAGTAGATGATGAAGTTCAGCTTGATGAAGAAGGTAAACCCATTGAGGTAGTAAAAAAAATAAAGCACATACCTTGGGAAAAAGATGCTATTCTTAAAGATTTAAAACTTAAGTTAGACCTTGATAAGGCTAACGATCTAGTTCGTCGGGTTAAAGATTATAAGCATAATAAAAAGAAGGGTGAGTTAGAGTCAAGATTAAAACCTCTAGTTGAAAATAATGTTTATTTTAATGCAGCGTTTGGTGAAGAGATTGAGATAATTAATGGAGAAAAACATGTTGTTGGAGAAGTCAGACGTATAGCCAAGTGGGACAAAAATGACCTTATAGACTTTGAAGCCAAAGTATTAAAACTTGAAGAGGCTAAGGTCAAGATAGATGAAAAAGAGAAAAAAGAAAAACCCATTAGAGAAAGAAAACTAGAGTATTCAAAAATAGACGGACTATTACTAGAAGCTCTAGTTGAAAAACTTGAAGAAGGTAGACCAGAAAAGATGGTCGAGTATTTAAAACTTAGAAAAGAAATAAAAGATAAACACCCATTGGAGGACTAAAATGCCAGGTTACAAAAAAGACGTTGCTAAAATCATTGTTAAAAAACTTAAAAAAGGTGGAAAAGTTGAACTAACTCCCGATGCCAAAAAGATACCTTCAGAGTTAGAGAAAGCTTCTCAAATGCACAAAGGTCAAGCTAAGCGGTTAAGAAAGCTGGGATTTAAGCATGGTGGAGAAATGAAGTATGGTCATGGTGGAGAAGCTGATAAAAAGAAAATGAGTTATGGTCACGGTGGAGACGTTAAGTATGGTCACGGTGGAGAAGCTGAAAAGAAAAAAATGAAGCATGGCGGAGAAGCTAAACCTGACTTTCTAGACATAGACAAAGATGGTGACAAAAAAGAATCCATGAAAAAAGCTTCTAAAGACAGAAAGAAAAAGAAAATGAAGCACGGTGGAGAAATGAAGTATGGTCATGGAGGCATGGTCAAAAAAATTGTAAAAAAATTAAAGGATAAGTAATGAGTGCTATAATTACAAGTTACGATATAGTAATGAAGGATGGGGCAGACCCTAGCACCTCTACTGCATCAGGAAACCTTAATGGTGATCGGTACAGTGTAATCATGCCAGTAACAAGGGCATTCATGGGTGAACTTCATCTACACTGGGTAGCAGGTCCAGTAGGAAAAATGATTGTTCAAGTTTCTAATGATGAAGGTGCTCTTGATGATGAGGGCATAAACAGAATAAATAGTAACAACATAGTTACAAACTGGATAGAGCAAAATTCTGGTACTATATCCGGTACAGATTCAAGTGTTCGATTTGCTTTATCAGACATAGGTTATAGATGGGTTAGAATATTCTGGGACTCAACTTCTGGAACTGGAAACATTTCTAGTTTTAGAGCAAGTTTTAAAGGATATTAAAATGGCAGCTCCTTTTGCAGCTATACTTAAAATGATAGCAGGAGCAGGACTAGCCTCTGCCTATAAGAAGTATGGTAAAAAAATAGGCAAAGAAGCAGACAAGATAAAGAAAGAAAAAGAGGATAAAGAGTTTTATACAAAAGACTTTTTAGAAATGTTGGAGAAGCGAAAACGTGAGAAAAAGAAAAAGTAAATGCCCTTTTTGTCAACAACCTTGTAACAATGAATGGTGCTCATATGGACAGGATAGAAGAAAAACTAGACAGGATAGATGAAAGATTAGACAGCTTAGACAAGAATATGGCTGTAAATAATACTTTGTTAGAGTATCATATAAAAAGAACGGACATGTTAGAAGAAGAAGTTAAACCACTGAAAGGACATGTTCTTAAGGCGCAGGGTGTCTTAGTATTCATTGGAGTCCTGTCAACTCTAGTCGCAGTAGCGGTCTCAGTCCTTAATATAATAAAAACACAATAGTAAAGGATAAAAAAATGGCTAAGAAGAAACCAGTACCAACCAACCCTAAATTATATGCTACAGTTAAAGCCATGGCAAAAAGAAAGTTTAAGGTCTATCCTAGTGCCTATGCCAATGCTTGGTTAGTTAGAACCTACAAGAAGAAAGGTGGTGGCTACAGATGAGCCTTAAAAAATGGTTTGCTGAGAAGTGGGTAGACATTGGGAGCAAACGAAAAGACGGTTCGTTCGCACCTTGTGGGCGCACCAAACAAAAGAAGGACGCTAAACGGAAGTATCCTAAATGTGTTCCTATGTCAAAGGCTATGAGAATGTCTGCTAAACAGAGACAATCTGCTGTTAGAAGAAAAAGAATAGCAGAGAAGGTAAGGCAGAGAAAAGGAAAAAGTCCTATAAATGTTAAAACAATTGTGAATAAAAAATGATAATTAAACAGGGTTCAAAATTCGTACTAAAAAATAAAGATGGGTCAAAAACCCTTGGTACCTTTGATACCAGAGAACAGGCTATGAAAAGAGAGAAACAAATTAATTTTTTCAAGTACTTAGACAAGAGGAAGAAGAAATGAAGTCTCCTGCATGGACCAGAAAAAAAGGAAAGAACCCAAAAGGTGGTCTGAATGAAGCAGGTAGAAAGTCTTATGAAAGACAAAATCCTGGCTCTGACCTTAAACCACCTGTAAAACGTGGTGATAATCCTAGAAGGGCAAGCTTCCTAGCTAGAATGGGAAACATGCCTGGACCAGAATATAAAGATGGAAAACCGACTAGACTCCTACTGTCTCTTAGAGCATGGGGAGCAGGGTCAAAAGAACAAGCTAGAAAACTAGCTAAAAATATAAGCAAAAGACTGAAAGCAAAGAAGGAGAGAAAGAAATGATTGAAGTATTAAAATCTATCGGTAAGGCGTTGATATCGTCTTTACTAACTGAAAAGTTTGTAAAAGAGATCATCATTTACCTACTAGAAAAACTAGCCAAAAAATCTGACAACAAAATCGATGATGAAATTGTTGCCAAGATTAAAGAGGCTGTAGAAGTTAAGAAAGAAGAAAAATCACCTGACAGCGAATAGACTGTCCTGTGAGACGTGTAATAACTCTTAAGCTAAAGCCATTTTCTATAAATGCCATGTTTTGCCGTGATAAAAGGCACAAAACGATAGAGGCACAAGAATGGTCATGTTCAATATTAGTGGCACTAGCTTTAAAAGAGAATAAGAAAAAGTTAAAAGAGCTTCGTCAATATTTTGACCCAAAGAAGCATGTCTATAAAGTAGACCTTACCTTTTTCTATCCTAAACATGTTTTGCATAAAAAAGAAGGTGGAATATCAGCTAGGGCGCATGACCTTAGTAATATAGAAAAACCTCTCATTGATCTAATCTTTTTACCTATGTTTTATGATCGACCTAGTCCTTACGGTGCTAAAAATCTTAATATTGATGATAAGTACATAGTTGATCTAAGGTCTCGTAAAAGAACTGGTAAAGATTTTAGAATTAGGGTTACATTGAATATAAAGGATTTACCGAGTAATTAAGTATCCAATGTAATACCCTATTGCAAACCATATTAGAAACTCAACCACTTGGATTTATCCTTCTTAGGTTTCATACTCTCTAATTTAGAAACGTAAACAGCTAGATCCCATTCACTCTCTATCTTTAGTTTCTGTAAGATTCTTTGCTTGTATGTGCTTACTGTCTTCGGACTTAAATTCAAGTCGTATGCTATTTGTTTGTTCATCAGACCATCTTTCATTTTTAGTAAGACCTGTGACTCTCTTGGAGAAAGTTTCATTATCTTTTTCGCTGCCATTCCTAGCTCCTTGTATTCTTTTCATTATATTATAGTAAAACCAATTTAACATTAAAAACCCTGATCTAAGATTACAAACATAAGTTCACCTGTTTTAGCGTGAAGGTCTACCATTATTCCACTTTTATGGTCATCTATTAGCTTTTTCCACGCCTTCCTACTTTTAGGTAGATCAATTTGTTTTTCTAGTTTATACTTTTTTAATAATTTTTTTTCAAACTCTTGGGCTTGCTTTGTAACAGTGGGCATGTCTCCACCTGCTTTAAAGAGTCTGTCGAATCCATCCCTCCATTCTTTTAAAAATTTTTCAGCTTCGCTTTCATCTACTGGACTTCCAGACTGTTTAATGATCGTAACCATCTTGTATCTCCTTTAAGTATAGGGCTACTTTTGAATGTCTGTATCTTGGAACTCGACACTCACCCCATCTGTTAATCTCTCTAGCTCTTATTATTTTTAATATTGTAACCTCTAGTTTATCAAGGTCAACACAAGTCAATACTAAAAAATCAAAAGGTGTAGCATTTCTAACTATCTGGTCTGACCTTTGGAATAACCAAGAGTGACCATACTTTCTAACTGAATCCCTAGATTGACTCTTAACATGAATACGCATGTTGCCCAACTTCAAGTCTGCACTATATGACTTCTTACTTCTTTCATAGATAGTAAAGTCTGGTTTCTTAGACTTAAAATACTTACAGGCTCCGACTTCAGCTAGTTTACCTATGATAATATCCTCTCTCATTTTTAGTTTAGAGGATTCTCCTCTGTATGCGTAAAGCTTTGCAGAGCCTTTTAGTTGATCGTCTGCAAACTTTTCACACTTCTTAAGGTGGTATTTACTTAGTTTCATTATCATAACATTACCAATATTGTCAATACAGCTAGTATTCCGTTAAGTATTTTACTGAAAGAGGCATCTGCCTCCTTCTTAACTATGTAGGTTTTCTGCTCATTTATCAGCTCCTTTTGTTTCTTTATTACTACTTTCTGACTTTCTATCGCCTTTTTCTGATCCTTCGCTACTTCCACGCAATTTTCCAGCATCTCTACGCACGGTTGACAGTCCTCTGCGCTTAAGGTCAGACTTATAGGCATTATACTTAGACATAAAATCATCATAGCCTTTATTAGCATGTTTGACTTCTTCATCTGCTTTTTGGCTTGCATCTTTCACTTCCTCCTCCAGTTTTTTAATTTTGGTTTTTGACATCATATCCTTCAGGAATGAGATTATGAAATCTACAATCCATTTAACTAGTTGTTTCACCTCTAATCCTTTCTATATAATCTGCTGCTGCTCTTAGTAAATCTGGATTATCCTCAAAACACCCAAGACCTATATTAAATCTACCATACAAAAGACCTCTAATTTTTCCAGTTTGGTGACAATGATCAACGTGTAACTCTTCATCAGTACCTCTAGACATTATATTCAAAGGTCTTCCTGATATAGCACAAACTTTATCTCCTTTAAGTAATTCATGGGTTTCCTCTGGGGTAATATTATAATGAAACATTACATTATTATAAGCTCTTCTTTCCTTAGCAGTCAATCCTATTTTATCGAAGAACTCTCTTGTTCTTCTTTTATTTAAGTATTTAGGAAACCATTCTTCGTAACTTTGAGGAGTATTTGACAATCCTTTTTTCTTATTCCAATCATTGGTAGCAATGACATAGTCGCAGTAACTACAAGGTGACCTCCAAGTTCCTCTTTTTTTCATAAATCTAAAGTTATACTTTAAATTTAAAATTCTTCCACAAGTTTGGCACCCTCTTAAATCACACTCTTCTAATTTTTTTTGTTCTTTTCTTGAGAACTTAAACTTAGTGTCCTTCATAAAAGTCTCCTGAGATTTCAGCCGGAGCCTTAAGTGGTAGTGATAACTTATAAACATTCTCCATCAAGAACTGCACAGTCTTTTGCCACTGCTTAGCCTCTGACTTTGGAACTCTGACAATAATCTGGTCATGAATTTGAGCACAGACATGTCCATCTACACCTTTACGTTTTAGTTCTCTTGCAATTGCTATACAAGCTCTGTTGGTTATCGAAGCTGCTAAACTCTGTATCTGAAAGTTCTTACCATTGTTAAGATAGTTAATCATTTCTTTTCTAAGAAACTTAACTTGGTTATACCTTCTAGGGTCATCATTAAACTGTTTCCAAATCTCTAAAGAGTCTAGAATATAATCATGATGTCCTTTCCAAATCTTTGGTGCTTTTGGCATGTGCCTGATCCTACCTGCCTCTGAAGCTACCTGACCCACTTTCTTGACCATATCATCGGTTTCTTTCATCCATGACTTTAGATCAGGGTATGCCTCTAGATAGTTTGATACTAGGATCTTAGCATCTGATTGTTTGATGTCTAACTGTTTCGAGAGTCCGTAGGCTTCAAGCCCATAGGGGATGCCGAGGCTATAGGCTTTTGCCTTTTGTCTAAGTTGTTTGTTGACTTTACCGAGGTAATTGTCACTGCTTTTAACTGCTGAAACTCCATCGAGCTTTTCAGTAGCAATAGCGATTGTAGAATAGAAGTCACGACCGGAACGAAAAATATCCTTAAGTCGTTCGTCTCCTGAAACATGAGCAAAGACATGAGGCTCAAGAGACTCGTAATCACTGTCAATAAAAACATAATTTTCTCCTGCGATAAAAAGTTTTCTAATTTCATTGTTGTATTTCCTAACTAGTTCAGAGGCTTGATTCTCCTCCAAAGGTCTTGGTAGTTGTTGTAGGTCTGAACCATAACGCCCACTAACTGTTTTATGTTGTTGAAAAGATGGATAAAATACTCCATCCTCCTGACTGTCTAGTATTCTATCTATGTAAGTTCCCTTTATCTTGTTTAATTTATTGTAGTCTCTTAGTAACGAAGCCCATTCATACTTGTTTGCCATAGAATCTAAGAAGTTATCATCTACTTGAGGATTACCTTTTTCAGTTTTTGATAGAGGTTCTTCTCCTAAGGTCTCGAAGAATAGTTTCTTTAGATGATGCTTAGATGATAAATTAAACATGTAACCATCTACCATAGTATTCTGTATTTCTCTAACTACATCATTAGGTAAGTATTCTCCACCTAATAAGAATGTTTTATAAATAGAATCCTCAAGGGACTCCAGAGCCTTCTTTGATAATGAGAAAGCTCCAGAGCCAGTTTGAGGTAAGGACAGGTTTGCATACTTTACGAGGGCTTGGGCAAACGGACCTGTCCTTCTAGGTGGAAAGTTCTTCCATAGATACCAAGGCTCAAATACTTTTTCTAACAAGGGGGAAATCAGAGTTTGTATTTGGTTCTCTAACTTAGCTATATCACCTTGGATATTAACCTGTAATTGCTCTAGGTTCTTGACATCTACTGGAATACCTTTCAACTCCATCGGTATAGTTACATTTTTATATAATGGCATAACTTCGTCATCAAAGAAAAACTTCTCAAGTTTCTTGTCCATTTTAGTTACGAAGTTAAACGCTAGTCTAAAAGTTAAGTGACAATCCTGAATACAGTATTTGCCCATTATGTCTTTATCTGCTTTATAGTATTGTGTTTTAGTTCCACCATTAACTTTGATGGATTCGAATAAATCTTTTTGTTCTTTCTTCTCTTGGTCTCCATAGATTTTAACACCTACTTCTTTCAATCCAAATGGAAACCATTCATCTATAGTATGTTTTCCTAACATCCCTTCAATATAAAGACTATCGGTCAAGTCTATGTCAAAAAAATGATAGGTGAACCTTATATCAAAAGAACCATTCCACATTATTAGTTTTCTTTTTTTTAGTAGCCTTAGTATTACTAAGCATTCTTCCTTTGATAAGGCTTGTTTCATTTCTCCATTTTCATAATATTGGTGACAAAAATAAAAGCCCTTAAGACCATTAGAAATACCAAATCCAATAATCTCATCTTTACGAACATTAAGACCTGTAGTCTCAATATCATATGCCCATTCCTTTGTCATGCCATTGAGCATGTTGATAGCCCTCTTATACTCTTTGTGGTTTGCATCTGTAATTACGCTCATAGTACCTCCTTAATCGGGTTTGAGCAATAAAGGGGGACATTATAGCCCCCCAAGTATTTATTCTGGTTTATCTACTAGAACTTTAAAATTATGTGCCATTCGACCTTCCATCTTACCTTTTTCTATTTTAGTTTTGCCTTCATAGCTAATCTGTACAAAGTCTCCAGCGTTGACTCTTTCCATTTGGTATCCAAGGTTTCCTGCACCGTTTAAGATAATAGTCTTACCTTTATCAGCACTAAACTTGTAATCTAGTTTATTATTGTCAAAAGCATTTGGCAGTGATTCTACGAATGTAGCCTCCAGTAATATGCCAGGTTTTTCTAGTTTAGATGGTCTGATAAATTCAATGTTTCCTGTTTCTATAGGCGATACGAAGTTTCTTTTCTTTGCTGTCATGTTAATCCTCCACTTCAGGTGACATCACGCTCATTAGAGAGTCGTGAATTAGTTGTAATTCTTCCTCACTCAACTTATTGTGAGAGAGTTTGTACTTTAGAGAGTTGACCTCGTCCTCTAAAATCTCTAACTGTAAATCTAATAACTTAACAATCTTATCTTGTAAAGAGTCCTCTGACTTCTTTATAAGCTTAAATGCCATTTTCTTAAAGTTCTTTTCTGTTTCTTTTTCTTTACTCATTGTTTAGCTCCTTAAGCTCATTCTCCGCTTTTTCTATCAGCTTGTCAAGTATTTTTGACTGGTTATATAGATTATATTGAGATTCATCTTTTTTCAATAACTTGTAAATGTCTATTATAGACTTTAATTCTTCCTTTCTCTCAGACATTAGACCTCCAAAATTTCATAATCTGTTATAGGTTTAATCTCTTTTTCATTATCCCATTTACCAGATTCCATACAGCCTTTGTAGATTTTAACTGCATCTAATACTTTCTTTCTGCCTTTTCCTAAAGTAGCTTCTGATACTTTATAAACTTCGCAAGTATGAGTTCTTTTTCCTAAAACTATAAAGTAGAAGTCAAACTGTTTATCATACCTTCTAGAAAACAAATCAGTGTAAAGAGCAGCACTAAGATCGTATCCATACTGCTCTACTGTAAACTTAAAAGTATCAACATCTGGATCGGAAGCTGTAGTCTTAACATCGGCTATGAAACCTTTTTCAATATTAATAATATCAGCTCTGACCTTAAGTGGAACTCCTAGCATTTCTGCAAACAAAGAAAACTCTTTATCTGCTCCTTCTACTAGATCAACTGCCTCTGGTCTTTTCTTATATGACTCAACCCAACTTTCTACTTTTATTTTTTGGGTGTTGGACAAGATGGTTTTTCCTGAATCTTTGTGCTCTGCTTCGAATGCTTTCCATTCTTTTCCTGCTTTTCTGTTACCATCAAAGAATACATATTCTTCAGGCACAAGATGAGGCTCGAGTATAAGAGAATGAGTATAATTACCCTCATCTAAAAACGCTCCTTTTAATGGTTCTCGTTCTCCTAGGATCTTTTCCTTGTAGAACTGGTTAGTATCTTTTAGTAACATCTTTAGGTTAGATGAACTAAGATGCTTTTGCTCTGAATGATAAGCATCATTACTTAGTGTTTTATAAATGCCCTTGTATTCCATACTACCTCACTTAACAGGACAAGCCCCTGTTGCACATTCGAAGCTTCCTTTTATATCCTCTTCGTTTACTTCACAGTTTGTTATTGGTTTTACTGACTTTACCATATCCTCATACTTTTGTCTATCTATTTCTTCAAGTGGAGCCTGATCAAAACCATGCTCTGAATGTAATAGGAATGAAACAGTCTTTAAGTTATTGTTATAATTAGAGTTTAACCACTCTTTTATTCCATCTAGTTCTTCTTTTCTATAATAAATAGTTACGGAAACAGAATTATCAGACCACTCGGTTTGTAATTTTTTCACTAGCTCTAACTGTTCTAAAGCCTTCATGTCTTTTGAAACCACTGTGTTCTCTGGAAACTTACATGGAAACTCTACTACTACAGTATTGGTATCGTCTGAACCATCAAAGTTTCTTTGGAACTCGACCTTATATCCATTCTGTTTACATACTTGAACTAAGGCACTATCTGAAGCCATACGTATTCTTCTTATATGATAATGACTATAACCTGGATGCGCCCCTGGGGTTACACCTGATAGTAAACTTAATGTGCCAGAAGGTTTAACAGTAGTTAATTTAATACTAGGTGGAAACCCTTTTTCTTTTGAATAGTTAACATCAAAATCTCTTAGTTCTTTGTATGTTTCTTCTAACCAAGATTGTTGTTCTTCCGTAGCCATACAGTAACCTGTGATGCCTATACCCATTCTCATATTCTTATGAACTATATCCTCTGTTTCTTTTGCATGACATGGTAAAGCCAACGAGTGTTTATTGATTCTATATAAATAAATAGCTACTTCTATCAACTCTTCTTGAGATTCAATGTTTGGTAAATGAATCTCTGCTAGACAACATGTTTCAAACGGTGCCAAGCTTTGTTCAGCACATGGATTATATCCTGCAACGTCTGGGTCAGGATAGTTTGTATCTCCTGTCCGTCCAATCTCTCTAGATAGTTTAAGATTGATGAGACCGTATGGTTCACCATTTCCATTATATCCTTCCCAAAACTGTTCGGGTAGAAGTGAGATATCGTTGCATACAACACTATTGTTAGACATAGCCCTCCAGTTAGGTATGCCAAGATCCCAACGCTTCGCCTCAAGGTATTGAATATCATCATAGTCCCCTATTGCTATTTGTGCGCTCCTACGCACGTTTCCTGCTACTACAATATAACCTATTATGTTCATGATGTCAAGACAATCTATGGGTCTAGCTTTTTTTCCTGCTCTTGAGTTGAGTAGTTTACTAATCTCTCTAATTCCCCAACATAATTCTTCAGGTCCTGAAGCAACCCCCCCAAAACCTTTGATTGGAGTTCCCTTACCTCTAACGCAGATGGTGGAATAAGTAAATCCTTCCCCTGTGATAAAATGAGATTCGAGAGTTTTTCTAAGGAGTTTGACCCAGCCCTCTCTCGAATCCGGTACAATAAAGTCTGCATCATTTGTATCTTTCCTAATAATTCTAACTTTTCTTTTAAGCTTAGGCAATTCATAAACGTATTCCCTCTGGATGTTATATCCTACTCCTGACCCTAACATAAGAGCGTCCATAGCCCACGTAAAAGGTCTAACTGGTTCATTAACTACTGTAAACGCACAATTTTGTAAAGACATCAAACCTAGTCGGTCAATTGTCTTAGTGCCTAACTGCCACATGAATCTACCTGCTACTGAACCTTTGAGACCGAGAAGTATTTCTTTTAATCTCTTCTCTTCCTCTGGACTAAATCCAACCTTAAGTTGTTTATCACTAGCTTTTACTATTCTGTCTACAGTGTTTTCAAACTCTTCCGTTTTTGAATTAGCATTATTTTCATTCAGTCGTCTTGCATAGGTTCTTTTATAAGTTACATAACCCAACGGTCCCCAAGGTGTTTCTACCATTCCAACGCTCCTGATATAATTGGTAACTCTTGTTTAAAAATACTTTTTATTTTTAAAGCTATGTCTCTATGTTCTTTTTGAGTTTCTATTCCTGTCCTTAGTTCTAAGTAATGAATCCATGACCTTATGTTTCCTGTCATGTAGATTTTAGTTTTTGAACTCATGGGTAATAAAAACCTAGCTTGTTCTTTTGCAATGCCTCTGTCTAAAGCATCTAGGTATAAAGATGCTGATATAGATTGCACTCTGTCTTGTGCTAGATCAAACCAGTGACGATCCTCTATACTCATATCATCTATTGAGTTTTGTCTGTTTTTCTTATCCTGCCTTCTAGCTTTATAAGTAATAAAATCAGGAACCTCTGCATACCTTTGAGAAAACTCTTGAAAGGTAAAACTTCTATGCCTCAAGATTTGTGCGCTCATAGCTCTAGAAGTATTTATCTCTACAGTTAGATAAGCAGTCTCAAAGATAGACCAATGTTTATGTTTAATACAGTATCGCAAAAGCTTAGAGATACTAGGGTTATCTTGTTGGTTAGAACTAACCCTAGCACAATAAGCCACTAATTTTTCAGAGTCGGGTGTAATGCTTATAAGCTTTACTGGTTTTTCTACTTCCGGTATGTCATCATTATCTACAGAAAATCTTTTACCCAATTGCATCTCCTAATCATAAAAGTTTGGTTTTTCTTCCTCAAAGTCTGGTCCGAGTATGCTATCAACTTTCTCTTTTGTCAAGCCTATTTCTGTGTTTACATAATCTAGTAAAGTATTTTTAGTATCCATAGCAGAATCATACTGACTTCTAATACTTCCTTTGATCAAAGCTTGATCTCTATATAACTCCTTGAGTCGTCGATAATGTAATTTTAACGCACCAATACTACACTCTTGTTCTTTCTTGTAGTATTTTAACCAGTTTTCGTAATTGTCATTCATTGTTGTCCTCCAGTAGTGACCACCATGTTAGTAAAACTAAGGTGGCTAGTAAAAATCGTAACACCCATACTTCCTCTGTAGTAGGAGGTGTGGTGGCTACATCGGTGTTTGCTATCGCTGCCAAATTTTGTATTTGCTCAAGAGCAGTTTGGCGGTAGTTTGCTAGTGATTGCATATCGTTCCCTCAACTTATTTCTATTCTTAAACATAATGTCCTCTGGTTTTACACCTAGTTCATTACAAGCTGCAAAAACATAATATAGGACATCCCCTAGTTCTTCTTCTAGCATATTTTGTGGAAATTGTCTACCATCATTGTAAAATCTCCACTTCTTAAATTCATCTAATAGTTCACCTGCTTCCGATGATATTCCTATCAAGGCATGTGCCAAATCATCTTTTTGAAAGTGGGCGTATGGTCCACCTGCTTTTTTCCAAGTTGATTTCATTGATTCCATAAATTCTTCATTATCCATTTTTCTCTCCAAAAAACTTTACTCTTCTTACTCTTTTACCGTTCATTCTATTAAATGTTATTTTAAAAATTGTAGAAAATCTTTCCTGTAATTTTGACAACTCACTTCTAGATAAAGCCTTAAACTCTTTTTCTCTAAAAGCTTCTTGTACTATTGTTAAGTCTATGACCTGTCCTTTCTTCTCTACTGCATAATCCTCTAAGAACCATTCTTGAGCATCGGTCAACGTAGAAAGTTTGATATCCTCTAGTCTTTGAGATCTATGAACTTTAAGCATCTCATCTTTATCAACCTCATAATGATATAAATACTTAGCTAACTCTTCTATGTTTTTTAATTCATTTAGTTGTTCTATTTCTTCTACTGTAAAATTAGAATCTAGTCTGTTGTTTGTTAGTTCAATAACTGAAAACCTTCTATCATTTTCAGGTATGTAAAGTGAATCTAAATTATTTGAAGCTACATAAATTGATGCGTAGTTATCATCTAGTTTAGCATCTTTTCCTTTCCCTTCTATTTCTATTTTATCATTAACTAAATCTTTAAACTTATTCATATGATTAGTTTTCTTTATGTTTATCTCATCACAAAACACTAATCTTTTATTTCTTATTTGAGCATTAAAATCTTTTGATATTAATTTATTATCTGTTTTAGTAAAATTACTTAGACCAACTAAGCCTAACATGATATTCCCTAGAACTCCTTTACCGATTCCAGGTGCGCCTATAGCTGTTAGAACACAAAAGTTTCTATCTTGAATTGAGTTTGCTAACCACTTTACCATATAATTATATTCTGATTCTTTTCCATTTGATAGATGAATAAAAAATCTATGAAACAACTCTGGCATTTTATCCACTCTCTCAACTTCTTTGTATTGACCATACTCGTCTACCATCCAAGTAGGAGGTTCATAATTATTGAAGTAACTTATCAGGTCATCACCTTCATAAACTCTTTCTCTTTTGAAAGGATCATAGACAAACTCACAAGGTCTTATCACTAAATCTTTCATGGCATCTTTATCTAAAACATTTCTAAGTTGTGCTTTTTCAATTTGCTTTATCTCTGGATGAAATGGATCATCCATAAAAATTAACTGACCTTTCTCTCTCATGTTAGTAAATAAATTAGACCTCATAATTTTTTGTGCCAGTCTAAATTCAGAATCATTTTTCTCATTAACAATTTTATCTATAACATTTTCTTTGGTTTCTGGAAACTGATGTTTTAGTCTACTACTTATCTGCTCTTTATCAAACCCTGACCTTACTAGTTTTCTCATTTCATTCCTTATCTTTTGCATACGTTTCCTCAATATTAAAGTATCGATGAGACCCTAGTGGGTTCTTAAGATCATCATAATAACAAAAAGGTTTTGTCATTATACCAGCTACATACTTTTCAAGCTTCAAAGCTCTGACAACTGATTGTGCCCAATGAACTCCACCCTTTGACCATACTATAACATCTATACCTCTAGAACCATGTCTTTTCAACTCTTCCAAATTACCTTTGTTTATCACCATATGGTTCAAATGTCCATCACAATTTATACAAACTGTGTCCCCTGTAAGTTTTTCATCCCACATCACAAGTGTATCGTCAACGTCAAAGAATACTGTAGGTTTGTAAAAGACTTTTGGTTTTCTTTCTTTTATGGTTTCCATTATGCTGTTAGCCACTAATCTGACTCCTGAAATATTCTTCTTATGTTTCTCTTAACATTCTCTATCTTTTCTCTTGAGTAACCTATTTGGTTTAGGTAATCAAAAGTATGTTTATCTAAAATACTTATAAGCAAGTCTGGATTTTTGGTAACTTCTCTTTTGGACCAGTACGCTATGTTTCTAAGTCTAGGATAGTTTCCATCAGCATTACCCCATTCTTCTGGATACTTAATCCAGTTTCTCAAACCCTTAGGACACAAAGCCCAAAACTGTTTATCATTTTTTGCAAAGTTGGCAACATCAACAAAGTTTGTTTCCGGTGCCTTAACCAGTGGGCATTTTTCTAGTATTTTATTTAGTGTAGCCATTGAACATTTGCTACCCATAAACTCAATTCGTTGTAGGTGACCTTGTCTCATGTAGTTAGGAAACCTTGAGAACCTTGATGGGTTTTTTGTTGCTTCGTCTAATACTCCGTCTTGAAGCCCTACAATTTTTCCAGCGTATTCGGCGTTTATTAGGGCTGCTAAGCGTTTCCATACTTGTTTGTATTGCTCTACCCCTTCTTGAGTATGAGGCTCTCCTAGGTTGTCCTCAAGGCTCAATATTGCATGATAACTTTTGTTACCACTAAATACTATGGCAGTCCAAGGAATACCAGACCGGAACAATAATTCTAGTTGATCATCTAGCGGTATTCCATCAATCTCAAACATTAGATTCTTAAGACTAGTACAATTCAAGTCTGCTCTACGTGGTTTGTTAGGTTCATACTTCTTAGGGTCATAACCATAAGCAAAATCTATTGAGGGGTGGATAGGGTTCACGGTATAAAGTGGAAACGCATATTTTGATGCCTTTTCTACAATGTTTCCTATGAGTTCAGGTTTAGTTTCAAACCTATCACCTGCTACAATATGGTCATGTCCACCAAAAAGAGTATGAAAAAATTTGTCTACACTCGTTTTTTCAGGAAGCATTATGTTCTCCTATGTAATCTTTACATTCTTTTAAGAACTTATCTACAACTTTTTTATCGTTTAGTAAATAGTTTTTTCCTGATGGGTGAGGTATTTTTAAATGTGGAATGTTTTCTTTAGTTAAAACCTTAGATGCTTCATTCCCTAAAGCAATCACAGCATCAAATGAGGACCATATTCTATCATCATTAGTTTCTATAAATCTGGCATGATTAAATAAACAAATACTATTGATACTGAGATTCATTCTATAAATCCAATCAAGTAAAGTTTTATAAGACCTTGTGCCTACGAACGCTACATTTTTATCTATGTTTTTTTTAGATGGCTTGTCGCCTACGAAGTAAATCATATCATCCCCTTTGGTAACTGGTACCCGACTTTTTAACTATACTATATTATATTATATAATACTATACTTATCAAGTATAAGTGAATTTTTTATAGGAACCATTGGTACCGGACCTTATAAATCACTTAACCCCGACCTTATGAGTTCTCTCTCTGCTGCTTCCCTGAAGAACTCGATGTCCTCTTGTGCCTTATCAAGCTCCGACCTTAAGCTTTGCATCAACATATCCATAGTCTCTACTTTCTCTTCTAAAGCCTTGATTCTACGCTCTGATTCACTCATTTTTCACCTCTATAAAATCTTTTGTATCTATTATCTAATCTCTCACCTACAGCCAACCGAGTGTCACCACCGACGGTTTTATACTCGAAACAATCTCTTAATTGTCTAACAGGCTGCGTAAATTGGTACCATCTTTCTACCCATTTAATCTGGTACCGTTCGATATAACTAAACAAAGTAACTTGAGTTATGTTCAAAATCTTTCCTGCTTCAACCTTTCTACCCTTCGCATGTAACAATGTTTTAGCTACACAATGCGCCTTAAAATCATCAAGTGGTACCACCTCATCAATGCTTTGTGGGTTCAGAATCGGGTCCCTCATTTATTCCTCCAGATAATATTTTTGGTTTATTCAAACTATTTAATCTCTCATTTTCTTCTCGTAACTCTCCAACGGTGTCAATCATCTGATCAAAGACCAGGTCCTCAAATCCTGTAGCCTGATCACTCTTTACCACCGCCTTTTTGTAACGCTCTAAAAAATAAATTAAAGTGTCTAAAATTTTCTCTTGTTGTCTAGTCATAACAATCCTTCCAGTCTGTTGCTTCGATCCGCCCATGATAGGCTTGTTCGAAAAGGTTATCCCCTCTCTCCTCTATCTCACGATTCATTGTTTTTGTCAATCTTTTCTGTACTCCGATATGAAACAATCCCTCATCCCATTGTAACTTTTCCTCATTCCATACCGCTATGCTTTGAATCCTAAACTCATCTTGAGCATAAAAGTCAACCATGACCGAGTAATCTTTTCCCTGAAAAGTAAACGTGATTTCTTCATCCTCAAATACTGGTATCTCTTCCATCTGTATCCCCTTCAATAAAATCTATGTAGCCTCTCCATTGCTCTTTACAGTATGCCTTTATATCCTTGGACTTCCAAGCGTGTTCATTCCGTTTCATCTTAGTACAAGCTGCTATCGCCTTTTCTTTTGTCTCGTCACTAAAAGCCGGTGACCTTCCCACCGTCTGATTGAAGTCAACTTGACTGTCAATCTTACAACTAGAAAGGGATATCATCACTAACAAAATCACCATCGGGGTCAACATAACTGTCAAGCCTGTCACTATCTTCAATATTCTCATTTCTCATTCCTTCTTCAATTAAAAATTGTTCATGTTCGTACGTTAATAAATCATCAAAGTCAATCATTCTTAATACTTTACTCATTTGTTACCCCCCTCTGGTTTCACCGTACTGATAACAACTATCCCTTTTGGTGTTGCTATGACAGCATCTTTTTGCGGTGTGTTATCTCTGTATAATAGCACGATCATACCATGCTGTCTACATAATAATTGAAAATTCTTAAAGTGGACCGTAGTCGTACAACTAAGATGGTCCTGACTAGTTCCTATTGCGTTGACCGTAGTTGAATTAATAGTCAAAGGCGTGAACCATGATTTAGTTGCCTTCGGGGTCTTGATCGATATCATTACGGTCGATGCCATCGAAGTCATGCTCATCATTAACATTCCTAATACTAATAACTTTTTCATCATCCTTACTCCTTACATAAGTGAAGTCTAATAACTTCTTTAGAAAAAAACCAGGGCAAACCATTAGAAGTCTCCTTGGTCTAGTTGTTTAACTCTTATCACGTAATTGTTTAATCTCAAAGCGTCCTTGTCATAATTACTTAGTTTATCTCTCATGAAAAGATAACCGGCTTGCTTTTTATTATAAGCCATGACAATGCCCTTTATTTCATGCAATGTTGATATAGCTTTGACCTCATAGACTCTTTTTCTCATATAGGTCTCCCCCCTCTACAATCTTGCATGGTTCTAATCACTATAGACCCATCCTGTTGTTTAAGTAATATTATCATGGTATAACACCCATTCTTAAGTTTAACACCGCCTTGATCGATCGTCTCTTTAGTGTTACCAATCTTGGACATGGCGATAAATAAAACAGTGAGAATCAAAACGTCTTTACATAACTTTACAATCATGTTGCCCCCTTTGCCCTCCATGGCATGACCGTAGAATTTACTTCTTCTTAGTTCCAAAAGCTTTATTGATTAACTTAATTCTTTTATCTCTCTTAATCTTATCTTGAGAGACCGTAGGCTTTATAATCTTATATGCCCAAAAGTTTTTCATCATGCCGCCTCCAATACAGGTAAAAGATGTTTATAGGGAAACTCAACGTAGACCCACTGACCTTCATCGGATACTTCACGGCATGGTAGTGGAATAACATTTTCTAATTGAATTGTTTTTGTCTCCATTGAATCCCCCTACAATTATATTAACACAAAGTGCTAAACTATGCAACACCTCTAAGGTCACAAATGTAATAATTGTTACCATCTTTAGTGTAGTTCTCGCATTGAGTTGCAATGCCTTTAGTTGTCGCAATAAATTTTCCAAGCTTCTCACTCTTAGGCAACTCATTTAGTGAAGCGTCAAAGGGCTTGACCATAAACTTCAACTCAGCATTCCTATCTGAATCAACAAATAATATTGAGTGCTGGTTGTAAATGTGCGCCAACTGTTCAACGGTTGCAAGATCAAACACCTGATTAATAACAGGCACTAAGATAGATAACTCCGACTCGCCACGATAAACACCCTCAACTACTTTATACTTGAACCCAAAGTCCTCAAGATGTTTAAGAACCTTTTTGTGGTTGTCCATGTTATCTTGATGACTTAACCTAGATTGAAATGCTGAAAATATTACAAAAGCGTCTTTTTTATTCATTCAAACCTCCCGATAACTAAAGTATAGCACGATCAGACAAAACCTACAAGACTTTTTATAATAAAAAATGTACAATTAGTTATGAGCAAAAAAAAGCAAAAAACGCCCTCATTTAAAGAGTTACAAAAAGCATGGTATAAGATACTCGACGACTCCGGCTTTGACGATATCGAACGGTCTGGAAAGAATAAAGACCAGTTTACAATCGATGAGTATAGCGGAATACTAAAGAGACCGACGAGCGTTGTTAGGGCAAAATACAATTTATTTATCGAGAAATACTACAATATAGCAAGCTTTTTAAGCCAAAACGCCACCTTTTTACCTAAAATTGACCTTAAGATACTAGAATTACATGGCGAAGGCTACACAACTCAACGCATATCCGACTACTTACGAGAAAACTTTGAATATCCTTTACAGAAGACCCCGAGAAAGCGTAAGCCCTACTCAATTTTTTTCGTGCATACTAAACTCAAGTATTTAAAATTATTAATATTAATCTATGCTAAGACAGACTGCCTCAGAAGTGTTAAGATATCCTGGCAATCTATGTAGCAAATGTTAAGATCCCTAGACATGGGGGGGTCAAAAAAAGGCTTGACAAATTATAAAACCTGCATAACACTGAATAATATAAACCCCTTTCTGGAACCAAAATGACGCAAGACAAAAAGAGCCCTAAGCGCATCGTACTACCGCCTAAGAAGCGTCCCATATCTTTGGAGACTAGTTCAGTCATCCCAGCCACAGAGCTGCTTCTACACGACGCTAAAGCCATCATAGGAGCCGAGTTAGCCCACTACCGATCTAAAGCCGTAAGGGGAGTGACCTTAGACCCCAAAGAGGCTCGAATAGTACAAGGCTACCTGGAGTCCCTAGTTAAGATCCAGCGTGAAGAACGAGAGATTGCAGACGCTCAAGATTTATCGGCTATGTCAGATGTCGAATTGCTGCGCCTAGCCAAACGGGTCTTAGAAAATAATAATACAGATACAATAGATAAGAACGAAAGGAGCAATAATGAAAGCGAATGAAATTTATGTAGCAAAGGCTAACGACCTGTATGCAGCCATAGGTCATGCCATAGTACAGAAGAAACAACTAGAAGAACAGATTGCCGAGCTAGAAGCTCAACTCAAAGGTCTGATAATTCACAACCCTCTATTACAAAAAGTAGAACAAGATGTTCTCAAAGAACAAGCCTCTGATTCCATAGACGAAGAGGTGTAGAATGGACAACTGTAGACTCCGTCCCCTGATAGAGGATGACCTTCCATTTTTATTCAATAGTTGGCTGAAGTCCTATAGGGTCTCTCACTTTGCCGACAAGATTACAAACACTATTTATTTTGAAGACCACCATAAACTTATTCGTCGTATTCTTGAGGACTCAAAGATTCTCATGGCTTGTAATCCTTCCGACCCTTCTCAGCTTTATGGCTACGTAGTATCGGGGGAGGTAGACGGTATCCTGGTTATCCACTATCTTTATGTTAAGCATACCTTCAGAAATATGGGGATAGGAAAAACTCTTTTAGACGCAACGGGTCATTCAACCGACAAGGCTGGAGTTTACACCCATCACACTCGCATGGCAGACAAGCTAGCATCTAAACAAAATTTTGTTTATCATCCTTATTTATTATTTGACCTTCCTAACCTATCGGAGCCAATAGATGAGCAGGACTAAAGATGTAGATAAAGAAAAGTTAAGACTCGACTACCTCTTTGACCAGGGGGTTAATTTTGTAGATCGAGTTATTCAGATTAATGAAGAGATAGATGACCATAGTTTTGCATTTATAGATGCCGCCCTAAGTGAACTAGAAAGGGCTAGTAAGAAAACTATAACTATAAGAATAAACTCTCCAGGTGGTTCAGTCTATGATGCCCTAGCCATGATAGGTAGACTTAATGCTTCTAGTTGTCGTATAGTAACAGAGGCATATGGACACGTAATGAGTGCAGCCACATTATTATTAGCAGCAGGTAAAAAACGCCGCATGTCTAAATACTGTGTGTTTATGGCACATCAAATGTCTTATTACATAGGAGGGTCTCATGCTGAAACGAAAGAAGAAGTAGATCAAGTTGAAAAACAAGAACGTCAATGGTGTTCTTGGATGGCAGAGTTGAGTGAAAAAGATGCAGAGTTTTGGTATGATAAAACCTACAAGAAAAACTTTTACTTGACTCCAGACGAATGTTTAGACTATGGAGTTATAGATGAAATCTTTTAAAAACCGCAGTCACGAAGTAGCTTATAATATGATGGAAATAAGTGTAGAGTTAATAGATGAAGTATTTAAAAAGGTAGACAAACTTGCTGATGCTAACTCTCACAGAGAACGTAATGGTTTAAAACTTATTGACTCTGGACACTTTAGATGGGATATCAGGCAGCTCAAGATTAACACAAAAAACAAGCTTGAGAAAATTATGAACTTACTAGAAGAGTATGGGGATGACGCAAAACTAGTCACTCACGAACCGGAGGAAAAAGAATGAAGAAACTATTGACCTTAGCTATTTTGGGGGGTCTATTTTTAGGCACCTTTTTGTCAATTGAAAAAGAAGAAGTATTAGAGAACAAGTATGATGTTTCTATTGGAGCTATCGATGGCTACAGCATAGGACCTACACTAAAAGACTTTAAGAACGCAGCAAGAGCAAACGGAAAGGATAAAGTAATTGACATGGTTATAAACTCCGGTGGTGGGTCAGTTCATGTTGGGCTAGAGTTTATTGAAGAAATGAAATACTTTAAAAGCTTAGGTTACAAGTTCAACTGCTACGTTCGTAATGCATACTCTATGGGATTTATAATCTTACAATATTGTGACCATAGGATAGGGAGTTCTAATTCTACTTACATGCACCACCTAGTGCAGGTAGGATACGGCAGACCTGAAAGAACTGAAAATAATAAAAAGTTGTTTAAAGCACTTGACTTTTTCGATAATCTAGTGTTAGATGAAATCTCAAAAAGAATGGGCGTAAACCCTAAAGAGTTCTTTGAGATTTATAAAGATGACAAATGGTGGGATGCTAAAGAAGCTCTTAAGTCTAACATCATAGATGAGATAAAGCCATTTAGTTTAGTTGTAAAAAAAGTAAAATATAAATTCGTACCATTTTGGAGGAGATTTTAATGAAGTATGAAATAGATGCAATCAGATGTTACCAATCAGTAATGTTTGAAAAAACTAACGAAACATTTTTTGCTTCTCGGCAGATTAATAATAGAAAACCATTAGAGTTAGAATTAATTCAAAATCTAAATGTGGTATCTGTCAGATCAGATAGAGATCATATTCTTATTCCTTTAACTAACATATCTTGTGTTTATCTAAAGTCTCCGATGAAAAAAGAGCAGGAAGAAAAAGACATAGCAGAGAGAGCTAAGATACCTACTCCGAATATAATTAAAAAACCAAAAGTAAAAAGATCAGCATACTAGGAGCTATTTCATGAGTGGTAAGAACGCAAAAAAAGCAAGAAAAGAAGCAAAAGAAAATGAGTCCGAACAAGATAAACTAAAACGATTAGCTGAAGCTACAGACTTTAAATTAATGAAACCTTTTGGTCCATCGTTTGGTATGTTTGTTATGCCAGATGAAATGACGAAAGCTTTGCTAAAAAAGTCTGATGAAATACTAGAGGATAGAAACAGAGTAGACTGGGGTAAAAACCTTGTAGGTCAAATTGCAGAGGAGCCTTGGATTTCTAATGAAGACTTAGATGAGATTGGAGCACTAAAGTATTTAGAAGGTATGCTGTATAACTACGTATGGAATGCTCTAGCTTCCGATGGTCATCAAGTAGAACTTTTAGAAGTTAGTCTAGATCATGCATGGATTGTCAGTCAGTATGAAGGAGAATACAACCCTGTTCACTTTCATACCTACTGTGATCTTTCTTCTGTATTATACTTAAAAGTACCACCACTTGACGAAAGATCCAAGAACAAAGAGTTACCAGATTATAAATTTTCTAGAGATGGGATGATTGAGTTTATCTACAAAACAGCTTGCCCTGGAGGTTTAGAGAAAGGTTCACTGTCTTTTACCCCTGAGCCAGGAAAATTAGTTATCTTTCCATCTAACCTTTTGCATACAGTTTATCCATTTAAAGGAGAAGGTGAACGTAGGTCTATAGCTTTTAACTCTCATTGGAACGCAAGACTTAAAGGTGGAAAAGTATTTGACAAATCATTTAGAATGAAGTCAGATCAAAAAAACGAAGAGTATCAAAAGACATTAAAATCAAAAAACGAGGAATCTGGATTTGCAAAACGTAAACAGGGAAGCCCTGATAGCGGAGCTTCAGAAAAGGAAGACAAAGTCTGAAAAACCTAAGTTTGTATTTGATGAATTTTGTTTTAACAAACAAGTTAATTTTCTTCGTGGTCCAGGCTCAAGGTTTAGAAATGCTGTATGTTCTCGTAGAGCAGGTAAGACAGTCGGTATAGCTGCTGATATGATTGACTCTGCATTGGGTAATGAAGAAGTTAATCTACTTTATATTACTATAACTCAACAACAGGCTAGAGCAATCATATGGTCTGACCTAGTTAAGATTATAGAAGAGTTTGAGTTAGAATGTAAAACAGACAATGTTAGATTAACAATAACTTTTCCTAACAAGTCTAAGATTTACATAGCAGGAGCAAAGGATAGAACAGAGATAGAAAAATTTAGAGGTTGGAAACTAATGAAGTGCTACATAGATGAGTGCCAATCATTTAGATCCTATCTGAAAGAATTGATAAACGATATTATAATACCTGCCCTAAGGGACAAAAGAGGACAATTATTTCTTACAGGAACTCCAGGTCCAGTCAAGGCAGGTATATTTTTTGAATATTCTCAATCTAAAAACTGGGAGGGACATCACTGGACTGCATTTGATAATCCACATATGCACTTACCACCTGCCCTAGACTTAGAAGAGATACTAAAAGAAGAAAGAATTATAAGAGGAATCGACGAATCCGATCCATCTTATATAAGAGAAACATATGGAAAATGGGTAGAAGACAAAGATGCGCTCGTATTTAAGTTCAATAAAGCAAAAAACATCTATGATAAACTCCCTACTGAAGGCGAGTGGAACTATATCATTGGTATTGATATTGGCTACAATGACAGTGATGCTATCGCTGTTATCGGTTATAATACGCACCACAAAAAAGTCTACTTGGTGGACGAACATGTCAAAAACAAACAAAACATTAGTCAACTGGTTGCGGTTATAAATGAATATAAGGACTTATATAATCCTATTAGGATGGTCATGGACGCAGGAGCCTTAGGTAAAAAGATTCAAGAGGAGCTTCGAATGAGGCATGGTCTTAATATCGAGGCTGCTGACAAGACCCGAAAGGTAGAATTTATAGAGCTATTAAATGATGACTTACGAACTGAAAAATTTAAAGCCTTCAAGAGTTCTCTATTTGAAGAGGATTGCATGTTGGTACAGTGGGACAAGGATTCGAAAATTCGTAATCCAGAAAGACCAAAGATTTCAGACACTTATCACTCTGACATCTGTGACGCTGTACTGTATGCTTGGAGGGAATGCCGTCATTATCTATCTGAAAAGCCAAAAGACCAGCCAACAGAAGGATCAGATGCCTACATGAAAGAGCTAGAAATGAAGGAAGCTAGAGAATGTGAAGAACGTAAGAAAGATCCATATGCCTTTGAATTAGAGAAGTTATATGAGCAGGATATGGAAGAATTAGATAATATAATGGATGAACAATAGGAGAGGACATGTTAAATGAACTTGATGACGTTAAGTCCTTTATTATATGGTGTAAAAATAATAAAGTAAAATCGTTTAGGTCAAAAGAGCTAGAGTTCGAACTTTCTGACATAGGATTAGTAGAGGGTTTAGCTAACGTAGAGGAACTACAAAAGCACTTAGACGAATCTAAACATGAAAATGAACAAATACAAAAACAAGAAGACGATGAACTAATGTTCTGGTCTTCTAATACTTAGGATATTTCATGGGTATTTATTCAGAAATTAACGGAAGTAAATGGTGGTTAGCCAGTAATAATGACTTATATCAAGAACTATTCTCTTACGTTAATAATCTAGATAGTAAACAACAGTATAGATCAGCTGATAATCTAAGGTATGCTAGGTTATACGGAAACTTTGATTACTTTGGTCTAAATGCTTTAAATTATTACAGAGTTGAAGCCTCCTACAATGTAACCAATCGGGTTACTCTTAACGTAGTGCAGTCTATGGTAGATACTGTAGTCTCAAAGATAACTAAAAATAAACCAAAAGCTACATTCCTCACCTCTGGTGGGGATTTTAGTTTACAGACTAAAGCTAAAAAACTTACAAAATTTGTAGAAGGTATTTACGCTCACACTGATTTTTATGAAAAAGCTACTATGGCATTTCAAGATGCTTGTATTTTTGGCACAGGCTGTCTTAAAATTTTTATAGAAGACGGTCAAATAAAAACAGAAAGAGTAATGATTGAAGAGATAAAGATAGATGATGTAGAATCTTTTTATGCTAAACCAAGACAAATCCATCAAGTTAAGTATGTTCAAAAATCTGTTTTAAAAGAAACTTTTCCAGGTTTTGAAATAGAAATAGATCAAGCCATGAACACAGACGATAACAGTTTTCAAGACTATCAATCGTCTACATATAAAGACATGGTAAAAGTTGTAGAGTCTTGGCACCTAAAGTCTGGACCAAAAGCAAAAGACGGTAAGCATACTATTTGTATCTCTAGTGCTACTCTCTTTGAAGAAGAGTATGATAAAGATTACTTCCCCTTTGTATTCTTTAGATGGGGTGACAGACCTGTTGGTTTCTTTGGTCAAGGTTTAGCTGAACAGCTACAAGGTATTCAACTAGAGATTAATAAAATACTAAGAACAATACAAGTATCAATGCACCTTGTCAGTGTTCCTAAGTTACTAGTAGAAGCTAGTTCTAAAATCGTATCATCTCACCTTAACAACCGCATAGGTGGGATTATTAAGTATGCAGGAACTCCTCCAGCTTATGCTCCTCTTGGTGGTATCCCAGGTGAACTATTCTCTCACCTAGATCGTCTATATCAAAGAGCTTATGAAATATCCGGTATCTCTCAACTAGCAGCTCAATCCTTAAAACCTGCTGGTCTAGACTCAGGTAAAGCTCTAAGAGAGTTCAATGATCTAGAGACTGAAAGATTTATGTCAGTAGCTAAACGATATGAAAAAACTTTTATGGATGCTGCTGAGATTATGATAGACATGGCTAGAGATTTATACCTTGCAGAAGGTGAGTTTAAAGTAAAAGCTAAAGATGGTAAGTTTGTAGAAAGTATTAGTTGGAAAGATGTAGACATGGATAAAGATAAGTACATGATGCAAGTATTTCCTACCTCTGCCTTATCTAACACTCCTGCTGCCAGACTAGCAGACGTTCAAGACCTATTGGCTGCTGGTTTCATAGATAAAGAAGATGCCTTAAGTTTACTAGACTTCCCAGACTTAGAATCTACAATGAACTTACTAAATGCTGATTCTAAAAACTTAGAAAGAATCATAGAAAAAATGATGGATGAAGGAGAATACTTTCCACCTGAACCATATCAGAATCTTGAAAACTGCCTAAGAAAAACACAACAAGCTTATTTATTATACAAAGTCCAAGGTGCTCCAGACGATAGACTAGAGCTTCTAAGACAGTTTATGGAAGACTGTCAGAATCTTTTAGAAAGGGCTAGAGCAGAGGTACCAGGACCACAAGAACTTACACAAGAATTAGCAGCACAAGGAGCAGCTACAGCAGCAGCAGAAGTAGCTGAAAATATTCCACAAGAGCAAGGTCTATTAGAATCTGGAGCCATAGACCTAAGTGAACAAGCAGTAGATGACCAGCAGGTTATAGAATAAAATATAATAAGAATACAATAGTAGATCAGTAGATCGGGTACCACCCAAAAAGCTAAAGGAGCCAAAATGGAGAACACACATGAGCATCTAAATGATGTTGTAATGAACCAAGAATCTGACTTAGATGCGTCTGAGGAAGTTGAACAGTCATTAGAAGAAGCTAGAGAACCTGAAAAAAGCGATGATTTTTCACGTAAGTTTGCTGCTTTGAGCAGAAGAGAAAAAGAAATTAGAGCAAAAGAAGCAGAATATGACAAGCGCATAGCTGAGTTAGAAGAAAGATTAGGCTCTTTTGGTAAAAAACCTGAACCGGAACCAGAGTTACCGATAGAATACAGGTTGAAAAAAGACCCACTTAGAGCCCTAGAGGATATAGGTCTTAGTTATGATAAATTAACTGAGCTAGCATTGAATGATGGAAAACTTACTCCAGAAATGCAAATGCGATTAATGCGTGAAGAATTAGAAGGTGGTTATAAAAAGAAGTTTGAAGAGTTAGAAAACAGACTTTTAGAAAAAGAAAGAAGTGATGAACAAAGACGGTATGATGATATTCAAAGAGGTTTTCAAAACGAGATAGAAGACTTTGTTGAATCTAATCCAGATAGGTATGAACTAATACAAGCAAACGAAGCAAATGATATTATTTATGACGTTATTGAAGAGCATTACAACGACACTGGTAGAATCTTAGACATAGAAGAAGCTGCCGAAGCCGTTGAAAGTTATCTAGAAGAAGAAGCTGAAAAGCTACTAAGTCTAGGTAAACTTCGTTCTAAGTTTGGTATAGAGAACGATTTTGAGCAAGAGGAGTCCCCAAGACAGTCGCAAGTAACACTGTCAAACGCCATGTCTGCTCAGGCGAATGAAAGAGTAGCTAAAAAGTTATCGGATGAAGAAAGTAAGGCTCTTGCAGCCAAAATGTTAAAATGGGAATAATTAATTTACTAAACTTAAAGGAGTTTAAAAATGGCACTTAATATGACTACTTTTGCTGCGGCTCTTAAGCAGCATTATACAAATGAAAGAGTCGAGAATATGGTTTACAAAGATAATCCATTTCTCGCTATGGTAGCTAAGTATGAAGACTTTGGTGGAGAAAACCTGAAGCTTCCTATCAAGTATGGGATTCCTCAAGGTAGGTCTGCTACTTTTTCTGATGCTCAAGCTAACAAAACTAATACTCAACTTAAAGCATTTTTGCTTACCAGAGTTTCTGATTATTCTTTAGCTTCTATCGCTAACGAAACTATTGAAGCTTCCAAAGGAAATGCAAACGCATTTATGGAATCTGCTACTCTTGAAATTGATGGGGCTATCGAATCTGCTACTCGATCACTTGCTATCGCTCTTTATAGAGATGGTTCAGGTGCTATCGGACAGGTATTATCGACAACCTCTTCTGCTACTACCTTTACTCTAAAGCAGACTGATGATGTTACTAACTTTGAAGTTGGTATGCAACTAAAGCTTAACGCTACAAAAACTGGTTCTTCTGGAACTTTATCTACTGCTGTTACTGTTGATGGTGTTAACAGAGATACAGGTGTTATTACACTTTCTGCTTCTGCCTCTCTAACTGCTGATCACTTTATCTATCAAGAAGGTGACTACGATGCAAAAGTTAAAGGTCTAAACGCTTGGGTTCCTGAGTCTGCCCCTGGTTCTACTGATTCTTTCTTTGGTGTTAACAGAAGTTCAGATGCTACTCGTTTAGGTGGTATCAGATTTGACGGTTCATCACTTCCTATCGAAGAAGCTCTTATTGGTGGTGCTTCACGAGTTGCTAGAGAAGGTGGAAAGCCTGATGTTTGTTTCATGAACTACTCAAACTTTGCTGACCTAGAAAAAGCTTTAGGTTCTAAAGTTTCTTATGTTGACGTTAAAGCAAGTCCTGAGATTGGTTTTAGAGGTATTTTAATTCACGGTCCTAGAGGTCCTATTAAAATAATACCTGATCAAAACTGTCCTAAAGATGTAGCTTTCATGCTTCAAATGGATGTTTGGAAACTTTACTCTCTTGGTAAAGCTCCTAAGATTCTTGATTCAGATGGTCTTAAGTTTTTAAGGGATTCTGCTGCTGACTCTGTTGAAGTTAGAGTTGGTTACTATGCTCAGCTAGGGTGTAGAGGTCCTGGGTATAACGTAAGAATTGCATTATAATTAATATTAGGGAAGCCTTTCGGGGCTTCTCTTTTTTTGCTGCGTGTTGTATTACACTCAGACTAAAGGAGAAATAAAATGGCTAACAGAAATTTTAATAGATTACAAGCTTTAGATAAAGAAATAAAAATAATTCATGGACAGTTCGATGTAGGTTCTTCAGGTGCTCCTACTCTTTCTGTTGCAAAAAGTGTTGGTGTTAAAAGTATCGCTAGAAATAGTGCAGGGGATTACACATTAGTTCTTGGTGTCTCTGGTGGTGATACTGATAAATACAATCATTTTTTTGGCGCTTACTTTGATATCCAAAAATCAACTGCCATAGGTTCAACTGCTGGTGGCGCTTCTTTTCAGTTAAAAGGTGCTCCTACCGTTTCTACTAACGGTACAGTTAATTTTATAGCTCTCAACTCCTCAGGAGCTGCTGCTGAGATTGGATCAGGTGAAACAGTTCATTTTATGATAGTTGTTAAAAACTCTAACCAGCCAGGTGTTGGTGCTAGCTAAGGAGTCTAACAATGATTATGATGGGTCCTAAAAAAGATAAGGGCGGTCTAATGGTCGCCATTATGGAAAAGTTAAAGAACGGTCATAGCTCATACGAAGAAGGTAAAGAACACAACGAACACATGATGGAAAAACATCATGATGGTCATGGTCATTACGAAAAATACAAACATGAAGTAGATGGAATGATTAAAGCCATAAAAGACTGCGTCAAAGGCGAATCAGACGAAGAGGAATACAAGGAAGAATTTGCTAAATGTCTAAAGATGTTCATTAAAAAATGCGTTAAAGACGATTACTAATTAGGGGGGCTAACGCCCTCCTTCTTTTGGAGGTATGATGGCTTCAATTACTGAAAGTTCTTTAGTAACCAGAGTTCGGCAAAGAGCCGACATGGAATCTAATAACTTTGTTTCTGATATAGAAGTGCAGACTTACATAAATGGTTCCATAGCAGAGCTACATGACTTGCTAATTCAAGTTTATGGTCAAGACTACTATGTTAGTAGTAACACCTTTACAACAACAGCAGGTACAGACACCTACGCACTTTCTACAAGTGCAGGTGCAGATTTTTACAAACTAAGAGGGATGGATGCAAAGTTAAATGGATCAGAGTATTTTACTTTACAGCCATTTAATTTTAACGAAAGAAACATAAGACAGGAAGGTAGCCTATCTAACGTACTAGGTGTTGCCAACCTTAGGTATAGATTAGTAGGATCTAATATTATTTTTACTCCTACTCCCGATGCAAACACTGAAGTTAGAGTTTGGTTTGTACCAACAGCACAACAATTTAGCAGTTCAACTCCAGCTACTTCTACTACTACCTATGATGATTTTAATGGGTATGCTGAGTATGTAGTTATAGACGCAGCTATAAAGTGTTTGCAAAAAGAAGAAAGCGATGTAAGTGTTCTTCTAGGACAAAAAGCTGCTATGAAGAGAAGGATAGAGGAAGCTGCTAACAATAGAGATGCAGGGCAGCCTCTTACTGTATCTGATGTTTATTTAGAAAATAACGAGTTCTTCTTTGGCAGGAGCACACTGTAATGTCAGTAAGAAGATTTAATAAAGTTTTTAAACCACAGGATCAAGAGTTTAATAGACTTCAAGATAATATTGAACAAGTTTTAAACCCTGTTATAGATTCTAGGATAGTAGATGGAGTTTACATAAAAGAAGTAGACCTATCAACAGCAGATACTTTTGTTGAACACAAGCTAGGAAGAGAACCATTAGGTTTTATAGTTGTAAGAAAGTTTGCCGCAGGTGATGTCTTTGAATCTTTGACAGACTCAAGTGGTGACAATTATGATAGAAAAAAATTTATAAACATTAAAGCATCAACAAGTTTATCAAATGTTTACTTGTGGATATTTTAGGAAATAACTATGGCTGAAACATCAACAACAACCTTTATGAATTTAGTCCTTCCGACCCCAGGTGAACGGTTAGGACCAACTTGGGCTACTGATATAAACACAGCCTTAACTAGAATAGATGAACATGATCACTCTGCTATAGGAAAAAGTTTAGGAGTAGCTGCCTTAACTATAGATGGAGATTTAGATTTCTCACCTGGAACAAGTGATTTTGCAACATTAAACAAAAAATACTCAGGTTTCACGAACAACTCAACAACTCTTGCTGCTGCTAGTTTTCCTGCTAGTGTTTTTGTTCTTGAAGGAAATCTTTTTTATAACAACTCTACAGGTAGTCAAATACAATTAACAGACGGTTCAGCTCTTAGTTCTACAGGAGTTTCTGCGATACAGTTTGCTAAGTTTGCAGATACTTTATCGTCAAGTAGTTCAACAGCTCCTGACGCTATAAATGCAAGTGATAACGCTTCTTACTATGTTTGTGACACAGGTACAGCAGCAGTTTTTGTTAGATTGCCAGCAGCTTCAACCGCTCCAGCAGGTAGATTTTTTGTGATAAAAGACATAGGTGGAACAGCTTCTACTAATAATATAACTGTTCAAGTATCAGGAACAGATACAATAGATGGTGCTTCCACTCACGTAATTGCTTCAAACTTTGGTTCAGCTACTTTTATTTCTAGAGGTAACTCTGTTGCTTATGATGTAATATAGGAGATAACATGGCTCTTAATAAACAAGGATTACATCTACAATTAGACCAAGGCATCAATACAAAGTTTGATGATAAAGACCTACCTCTTGGAGACTTTGATTTAGTTGAAAATGTTTCATTTGAAAAAAATGGAGAGTTCAATAAAAGATACGGATATGATGAAATAAAAGGAGAACAGATAGGAGGAACTCAAGCTCAGTCTCCTATTGGTGTTACAAAGTATAAAGATCAGTTATTATGGGTATCTAGAGATCAAGTTTATAGCTACAGTGAAGGAGCTACTGTATTTCAAAATGAGGGTAGTTTTGATGCTATAGTTCCTAAGTCTAGCATAGTGGTTCAAAATGGAAAAGAACAATCTGAGCTTCAATGTGCCTATTTGCAAGGCTACAAAGTTTTTGTTTACATGGAAGGCTCAGTTCATAAAATATCAGTAGTTGATGATGAGTCGGGTTCATATGTTCTTTATAATCAAACAGTACCAGGCTCTACTAGAACAGGCGGTCTTAGAATAGTTGTTAAAGATAATAAGATAATTTTATTTGGCACAGACGGTTCTAATGTTCTAAAGATTCAAAGATTTGATTTACTAGGTTATCTAAAAGATGGATTAGCTTTTGAGTCTTCAGCAGTAGGAGCCCTAGGTGCAGAAAATACTGTAGCCACTTTACACTCATCTAAGAAGTATGATGTAGCTGTAAGTGCCATATCAATGATAATTGCATACTATGACAATAGTGCAAGTGAATTAAAGTTTGCAAGAGAACTTTCTAATAGTGAATCTTTTACGACTGATATAGACCCTTTTACTGTTGCAATAGCTCCTGCAAACGCCATAGACTTAAGTGTTGATCTTTTTGGAAAATTTATATTAGTAACAGCAAACGGAAGTGGTGTAGTAAAATTAGCCATACTTGGAGCCGATGTTACACAAGTTAAAGCTCCTACTACAATAGAAGATGTAACTTCTGCTAACTTTGATTCTGCTGTAAACGTAACCGCACAGACTATAGATGGTTTTACTTACGATGTTTTTTATCAAGTCTATGAGTCTTCTCCTTCTGTTTTTACTATAAGCACAGGAACTACAGCAGCTTCTACTACAGCAGCTTTAGACTACACATGGTCAAATCATCATGTAAGAAAAAATACTTTTAGTTATAGTACTAGTACAGCAGGTACAGCCTCTACTATTATGAGAGGAGTTGGTCTAGCGACAAAAGCTTTTGTACAAGATCAGAATGTTTATATAAATACAATACGAGAAGCAGAATTATATGCTACTTATTATGTAGCAAAATCAGACGGTTCTATACAATCAAAGATTAGTCAAAATACAGGAGGCAGTCTACTTAACTCTATAAGAAAAAGAAATGGAGTATCTACAGTTTTTTCTAATCACAGTGGTACAAACACTGATGCAGTTTACACTGTACCAAGCCTTAGTAACGTCCCAACCATCAGTTCAGAAAAGTTTTTAGTAGTAACTAAAATACAAGGTGTTATAGAAAGTGGAACTGAAGGCACTACAAACTATTATAGTTTATATGGAGTAAATAGCACAATACTAGATTTTAGTAATGAGATTGTAAACCAAACTGAAGAACTTGCAGAAAACTTGCATTTCTCTGGAGGTCAGCTAAAAGCATATGATGGTAATGTTTTAGTAGAACAAAATT